TGACCAACACCCGCGTTATTGACGGGTTGATCTTTGCCGCTAATTCTGTTGGCAAAACACCTGAAGCTTATGCTGAATGGGTATTAGACAGCGACGGCCACCGCTATGCCGACGCTAACTCTTATGGTGTCGTAACAAGTGCCGGATTCTTTGCACGCTTTACACCAGCTGAATATGCAGCGGTGCTTGCAGCTTCTGTCGATACGGTAGAAGTACCGGACAAGATTGGTGGAATTCCTACTGAAGAACAAGAAGCTGCGTATCAAGCAGCGGTACTTGAATATTCAATGCTTGTAGACCCTACAGCTGAAGAAACTGCAACGTATGAAGCAGCAGCTGAGGCTTATCGCGTTGCTAGCACTGCTGAAAATCAAGCTGAGGTTGATGCAGCTGAAGCGCAGAATGCAGCCGCTAATGCAGTAAAAGCACTGCTTGATGAACTAACAGCTGCTGAAAAAGTAGCACTTGATGATCAACGTGTTGCTGATGGTCTTGCACTGTTAGTCAGCATGGAATTACTTGCTGCTTCACGTCCTGCTGAGATTACGGCTTATGCACGTCCGTTCCCTGTGATTACACAGGAGATCGAACAATGAGCCTAAGGTGGTCGTCAACAACTGATCAGTTGTATGCGGTGAGCAATAGTTCACCTTCCCTTGACTTGGATTTTGCAAGCAACAAGAGCTTGCTAGACAATATCAGTGGCAACAACCTAATCACCTTCAGCCGTGCCAGTACTGGGACGTATGTTGGCAGTGATGGGTTGATTAAAACGACGCCGGTTAATTTGGCTACTTATAGTGAGGAGCTGTCAAACAGAGCACAGTGGGTTTCAAGCCCGACAGGAAGTGAGACTGCTGATGCAACCGCAGCACCTAATGGGTCAATCACCGCAGATTATATCTACGGATCCGATCCAAGTGGTGGTAATGTTTACAAATTTCAGAACTACACACTTACCACCAACTCTACTTACACGTTTTCGGTGCATGCCAAGAAGGTTGATACAGATTGGATAGCTGTCAGATCTTTTTCCTTTGGCGCGCCAACGGATTGTTACGCATGGTTCAATGTTTCCAACGGCACTGTAGGTAGTATTACTGGAGGCCCTCCAGACAGTACTTCTGTGGTTGCGTTGGATAACGGGTGGTATAGATGCTCTTTTACCGTGACCTTGGGAGCAGATGCTGCGGGTGGGTTTCAGATACTTGTACCAGAGGCAGACGGCACCACTACCTACAACGCTGGACAAACTGTTGGCGTTTATCTTTGGGGAGCCCAGCTCGAAGAAGGCTCCACAGCCACCACCTATATCCCCACCACATCAACAATCGGTGGAGCACCACGCTTCGATTATGACCCCGTGACTGGTGAAAGTCTGGGGTTGTTGATTGAAGAGGAACGGACGAACTATGTAACTACAAGCGGAGATTTAACGGGGTGGTCTGTGGTCAGTGCCGGAGACGGTCTAGATCCTACAGATCAAAACGTTACCGCCCTAACTCCCACTGGTGGATCCACCGCAACAGAGATCACCCTTGAAAGGTCTACGGCAAATCCCAGCAACTTTTCAATATATAGGGATCCGTTCGGCACAACGGCAGTTTCTACTGGTTCTATGTACTTTAAGGCCGCTCGCCCACAGGATGTGGGTAAGGTGATCGACTTTTACCACAATCAAGGCACGCCTCAAGACTTTACTAGTGTCACTCTGACCAATACATGGCAAAGAGTTTCGAGTGTAGGCGCTGGTGGGGCAGTGGGGTTTCTGACCGTTGCTCTTTACAACACAACAGCCTCCACTGGTGAGGTGAAGGTTCTTGCCTGGGGCGCTCAAGTCGAAGAAGGAGCCTTCCCAAGCAGCCTAATCCCCACGTCCGGCAGCACCGTAACTCGTGCCGCTGATGTGGCATCTATTGAAGGGACTAACTTCAGCTCTTGGTATAACCAAAGTGAAGGGACGGTGTTTGTTGAAGCTCAAGCAGTTGATGCTGGAACTAGCCAGCAATTAATGTACACTTACGGAGCCAGTACGAGCAACAATAGAGGTATGTATTATTTGAACAACAGTAATAGACCTTCTGCTTACTGGGTTAATGCTGGAAGCAATCAAGCTTTACTTCAAAGCTCTACTCCTACCCTAGGGTTTGAGGGTAGCACGTTTAAGTATGTGGCTGCATATAACACTGACGATTTCGTCCTAGGTTACAACGGTGGTAATCTAAGATTTGATACCTCAGGCACTCCCGACCCAACTATCTATCGAGCGTCACTTGGCTCCTTTGCTGCCGTCTCCTCTTTCCTTAACGGCCACATCTCCCGCCTTGCCTATTATCCCTACCGTCTTTCTGACACCATTTTGCAGGAGATTACATCATGACTTTAGTTCCACAGCATATTATTCTCCAGTCCCCAGCGTCTAATGATCCGCTGCTGGACCTTAATACACAACCAAGTCTTGACCTGCAGTTTGCTACAGGCAAGACACTTAATGATCGAGTAAGCGGTAACAACTTAATCACGTTTAGTCGTGCAGATGCTACTACCTGTGCAACTTATGTTGATAGCAATGGTGTTATTCAAACTGCTGCTGCAAATGTACCCCGCTTTGATCATGACCCCGTGACCGGCGAAAGCCTGGGGTTGTTGATTGAAGAGGGACGGACTAATTTGCTTACTTATAGTGAGCAGTTTGATCAAGGTGCTTGGCAGAAATACCGCGCCTCTGTTGCCCCAAATAGTTCAGTAGCTCCTGATGGAACGTTTACAGCAGATAAAATAATAGAAGATGTGGGAACTTCGGAGGACCATATTGTAAACAGAAGTGTATCTCTTGCAAGCACCACATACTCATATAGTTTTTACGTAAAGGCAGGTGAAAGGAGCCATTTGATAGTTTCTAGAGCAACTGCAAACCAAACAAGTTTCACGCATTCTTATACTTTAGAAGATAATGGAACTGCTACTGGAGGTGGCAACATTGCTGCTCTTTCAAATGGTTGGTATCGTTGTTCTGGGCAAACAACATTAACTAATACTGGGAGTGGTGGTATTGCTATTAGATTGGCAGATTCTTCTGGTAATACTTTTTACAATGGAGACGGTACCTCAGGTATCTACCTTTGGGGAGCCCAAGTAGAAGTAGGCTCCTTCTCAACCTCCTACATCCCCACAACCTCCAGCACCGTCACCCGTGCAGCTGATGTGGCGAGTATTACTGGGACTAACTTTAGCAGTTGGTATAACCAAAGTGAAGGGACGTTCTATGGACAAGCCTCAAAGCTTGGGACTAATACTAATGCTAGGTTGTTTGTAACGTCTACCGGGAGTAGCACTAGGACAACTGATGTGTATAGGGACACAACAAGTACGCAACTAGCATTACGATCAGGCACAGTTGGTTATTTACTTTATGGTGGCTACACTGAACCTCTTACAGTCACAGCCGCTTACAAAGCTAATGATTACGCAGGTTCCTTAAACGGTGTACTTGCTTTTACTGGTGGCAGTGGATCAGTTCTGACTTGTGACAGATTGACTTTAGGAAATTGGTACACAGGCTCCTACTATGCAAACGGCCACATCTCCCGCCTTGCCTATTACCCATACCGCTTGGCTGATGCCACTTTACAGGAGATCACATCATGAGTTGGATTATTACTAGCGATCAGGTCAGCCCTCCCGGCGATGCTGCAATCACTTATGGCATCACAAATGCTGGCGGTGTTTTTAACTTAAGGTCTACAGGCACTGTTGATTACGAAGCTGAATGGGGCGATGGTAGTGTTGAAATAAGCACGCTTAACACGTTGCCTCATACTTATACGGCTGGTAATTATTCATTGGTTGTTTATAGTGATGGGGTTTATAGGCCGTACTTCAATAACGTAACCGCTGATGCAAATCAGATTACTTCTGTTGCTATTGGTAGTGGAGCTGATTTAGGGACTAACTTGACTACCGCTTGGTACGGTGCAAGTAACATGACAACGTTCACATGTCCGTCTGATGTGACAAGCTCGGTTACAGGCTTTAATAGCACTTGGCGCCTCTGCAGCGGCTTAACAAGCTTCCCATTAATTGATACTTCTAGTGGTACAAACTTTGCTGCCGCTTGGCGCGACTGCACTAACCTAACCAGCTTCCCGTTAATTGATACTTCTAGTGTTACAAGCTTTAATAACGCTTGGCGCGACTGCACTAACCTAACCAGCTTCCCGTTAATTGATACTTCTAGTAATACAGACTTTAGAGGCGCTTGGCAAAACTGCACCAGCCTAACTAGTTTCCCATTATTGGATGTATCTAGTGGTACAAACTTTAGTAACGCTTGGCAAAACTGCACCAGCCTAACCAGTTTCCCATTATTGGATGTATCTAGTGGTACATCCTTTGTTAGCACTTGGAACAACTGCACCAGCCTAACTAGTTTCCCGTTAATTGATACGTCTAGTAATACAACCTTTAATTACACTTGGTTCAACTGCACCAGCCTAACTAGTTTCCCGTTATTAAATACGTCTAGTGGTACAAACTTTTCTTTCTCTTGGCGAGACTGCTCCAGCCTAACTAGCTTCCCGTTATTAAATACGTCTAGTGGTACAAACTTTAGTAGCGCTTGGCGAAACTGCTCCAACCTAACTAGTTTCCCGTTATTAAATACGTCTAGTGGTACAAACTTTTCTTTCTCTTGGCGAGACTGCTCCAGCCTAGCCAGTTTCCCTGCCAACATGTTTGACACAACGGGAACACTTATTGCTACTGCTTTTAGTAGCGCCTGGTTCGGCTGTGCCCTAACTGCTCAATCAATGGAAAACATCCTTGTCAGTCTAGATACTAACGGTGCTACTGGTATAACACTTAGTATCGCCGGTGGCACTAACGCAGGTAAGTCAACCTGGACTGCTGCTGCTAACACTGCCTACAATAACCTTATCGCAAAAGGTTGGACCATTTACTTCAACGCTTAATTAACTGTGGCACCATTCACTGAAGACCTAAGTATATTTTTAAGCACATCAGATTTTGCGGTGCCAGTTGTTGCTGGTGCAATTTCAGGACTAGGCATTCTAGATATGCCTTCAGAAATTATTGCTGATGGAGTTGTGCTTACGACTGACTACAAGCTTACTTGTGAGTCTTCAAAATTCAAGAACCTGCTTCACAGCGATGCGATAACGGTGGACGGCGTAAACTACACCGTAAGAAGCGCAGCCTTAATTGATGATGGTGCGTTTTGTGAAGTCATGTTGATGAAAAACTAATGGCCACTAGACGCGAGCAAATCTTGGCCCAGATTGCCACAACACTGGCCAGCACCGCTGGCGTTAGCGGGAGGGTGTATCGGTCGAGGGTTACAGCGGCTGCAAGGGCTGAGACTCCGATGATCGTGATCGAGCCAGTGAATGATGTTGCTCAACAGCAGACTTCTTTGCCAAAGCTTGACTGGACAATGCGGGTGAGAGTCGTTGTGATTACTAGGTCAACAACTCCCTATACAGATGCAGATTCGGTAATCGAATCGATGCACTCCAAACTTATGGCTGATTTGACTGTTGGGGGTTATGCGATTGATGTGCAGCCTGTTTTGACAAGCTTTGAGTTTCTTGATGCAGACCAACCTGCTGGCGTGTTTTCTAATGAGTACGACGTCAAATACAGAACATCAGTAGCAGACCTTACTGTCTACTAAGGTTTAAGCAGTTGCAAGGATTACGATGAAAGACGAGTACAGCGGTCAAGGTGGGTCGTATCTTCTCGATCCAGAAACCGGAAAACGCACTCTGATCAAGCGAACACTTCCCGCCGACCCCCCACAAGAAAATGGCACCACTTCTTCTACGGAAACGACTGATTCTGATCGAAACAGAGTCAACTTACGGGACCGATCCGACTCCAACCGGAACCGACGCGGTTTTGGTGAGGGACTTGAACATCACTCCACAGCAGAGTGATGTCGTTAATCGCGATCTGATCCGTCCTTATTTGGGCGCTTCTGAGCAGCTGCTTGCCAACACTCGCGTTGAGTGTACTTTTAGTGTTGAGCTTGCTGGCTCTGGTACTGCTGGCACGGCTCCGCAGTACGGCAAGGCGCTTCAAGCTTGCGGCCTTAGTGAAACTGTTGCTGCTGGTACGTCAGTAACGTATGCGCCAGTAAGCTCATCTTTCAGTTCAGTCACTATTCACTACAACATCGATGGTGTTCGCCACAAGGTGACTGGTGCCAGAGGAACATTCACCTTGAATGGATCCGTGGGAGAAATTCCAACCATCGATTTCACGATGACGGGTATCTACAACGCTCCTGATGATTCAGCACTGCCGAGCGTTACTTACGCAAACCAGGCAACACCGCTGATCTTCAAGAACGGCAACACAGACACCTTCTCCTTGCTTTCTTACTCTGGCTGCTTGCAGTCGTTGAGCATGGACATCGGCAACACGGTCGTGTATCGCGAGTTGATTGGCTGCGACAAGGAAGTGATCATCACTGATCGCAACGCAAGCGGTTCTGTGAGTATTGAAATGATTTCAATCGCTACGAAGGACTACTTCACCGCCGCATTGACTGACGGCACGCTGGGTAACTTGACGTTCCAGCACGGCACCACGGCTGGAAACATTGTTGATTTTGCTAGCACCCAAGTCGATATTGGAGACGTGAGCTACGGGGATCAAGACGGCATTGCGATGCTGAACATCCCATACACCGCGATTCCATCAACAGCGGGCAATGACGAGTTCAGTTTGGTGTACACTTGATTTGAGGGAGCCAAGCCCTCTGGAGAAAAGCGCAATGGCCGTGTTGGAGAGCACGGCCTTTTTTGTTGCTGTAAGCTAATTACAGTTAAACTTGCTCGATGGCTTTCGTTCGCAAAAAGGTCAAAACTTTTAAGTGGCCTGTAACCGTGGAAGAGCCTGCT